GGGAGGAGAAGCTAGAAAAAATAATAAACGTTGCTTTTTAGTTCAAAAAGAGTACTTTGAAGACATAGAAGATTTAAAACCGAAAGAGATGAAAGGACCAGAGATACCATATTAATGCGTGAGAAATTTATAGAAAAAATATTTGGTGCACCAGGCACTGGAAAAACTTATAATCTAATTGCACGATTACAACATCACTTAGATGATAACTGTCCTTTTGATCAAACACTAACAACAACATTTACTAAAGTTGCAGCCAGAAATATTCGCTCAAGAATAGCAGGAAAAAATAAATTTACCGATAAACAATTATTAGCAAACGTACGTACTATTGATTCTTATTTAATGAATCAAATTAAAGAGGATAAAGATATTTGTTATACCAGTGATTTTTCAAGAGAGTTTTATGGTGTAGAAAAAGAAAGCCAAATAGATGATGCACGAAGAAGACACTTTTATGGAGGAATGGATATCCTTAAAAAAGGTAGAATTATGGTGGGGGATGGTATTGAAAACATTTTAAAATATTATGATACTCTTCGTTATCCCCAGGTGGGACGTAAAGATTTAATCTATATGGTAGAAAGTTACGAAAATTATAAAAAGAATCATCTGAAAATGGATTGGGAAGATGTAAAGTATAAAGGCCTAGCCGACAGAATTAAATTTCCAGAAAACATTGTGTTAATGATTGATGAAGCCCAAGACTGCAATAGACTTGAATGGTTGGTTATTAAAAAATTAATCGATGCATCTAAAAATGTTTACATTGCAGGTGATGATGATCAAGCTATTTATGGATTTAAAGGTGGTGAAGTTGAAACCTTTTTAAATTTTAAAGCAGATAAATCAACAGTTTTAGAGCAATCACCTAGATTAAATAAGGGTATTTGGACCTTAGCCGAAGCTGCAATTCATCTTATTCCTCCAAAAAATCGTCAAGAAAAAAAATACAAACCCAGTAATGTGAATGAATTTAAAATGGAACATTCCGGATTAATTAAGGAATTTAGAAACAAAGAAGTATTATCTAAAAACTATTTAGATATGGAGATAACCGATCCTAAAGTAGATATTCACTGGCTAATTTTAGCAAGAACCAACAATGTATTGGACATGCGTTATGCTCAAGAAATATTTAATTGGTCTCAAATTCTAGCAAGTCATAATCTTACGTGGGAAAAAGTAGAAGAATCAAATGGTTTCGGTAATGGAGCTGAACGAGGAACCACTCCCAATATACCACAAGATCAGATCCAAGCCATTGAAACCTGGTTGAGTTTACAAAAAGGTGAAAAAATTTTAGGTAAAGATGTTAAAGAATTTTATAAAACTATTCCACCAGGATTTATAAGAGATAGAAAGAAAACTTCTCTTATTAGAACAGATTCAATTATTCTTAAAGATGGCCAATATAAGTATGGAGATTTAAAAGATAAATTTTATTTAGATGCAGATATTAATTTACCATGGTCGGAGATATTAAATCTTAGACCACGAGATAAAGCTCATTATACTAATTATATAGAATATTTAAAAAAAGTAATAGAAAAAGGAAATCATAAAAAATCTAAACGTATTCTCTTATCCACCATTCATGGAGCAAAAGGGTTAGAGTCAGCAAATACAATATTAAATTGCGACTGGACTTATAAACCCTACAACTCTTATTGTATGGGAGGCAAACAAAGAGATGACGAAATGAGAATTTTTTATGTTGGTATTACCAGAACAAAGCATAATTTGTTTTTATATCAACCTGACTTTACATTTGGAGAATATAAAGGAATGAAGCACAATAATTTTTGGAACAAAATAAACGGTAAATAATGGGTGTTTGGAAAAAACAGATCGGTGGGAATCACTACCGGAAATATAAGGTGCAACCCAGTAGGTTTGTAACTGAGAACAAGTTGCTATATCCTGAAGGTTGTGTTATTAAATACGTAATAAGACATCAAGATAAAGGAGGAAAGCAAGATTTAGAAAAAGCTAAACACATGATAGATATGATTATAGAAAGGGATTATGATTGAAAAACCATTGTTCGCTCCACAAACAGAATGGCTTCCGCCAACTACTTTTCCAGACTTAAGAGACCGCAAAGAAATTTCTATTGACTTAGAAACTAAAGATCCACAATTAAAAACACATGGCTCAGGTTCTATTGTAGGCCGAGGATGTGTAACAGGAATTGCTGTCGCTGTTGATGGATGGAAAGGCTATTATCCTATTGCCCACGAAGGTGGAGGAAACATGGATAAAGATGTGGTTCTCAAATGGGTTAAAGATCTTTTGCTTACAGACTCAGATAAAATTTTTCACAATGCAATGTATGACGTATGTTGGTTGCGCGCCATGGGATTTAAAATCAATGGTCGTATTATCGACACCATGATTGCTACTTCTTTGATCGATGAGAATCGAGGTCGCTATGATTTAAACTCAGTTTGTAAAGATTACATCCATGAATCTAAAAATGAATACGCTTTACAAGAAGCTGCCAAATCATGGGGAGTAGATCCTAAACAAGAAATGTACAAACTTCCAGCTATTTATGTTGGAGAATACGCGGAAAAAGACGCTGAATTAACTTTAAAATTATGGCAAGCCTGTAAACATGAACTTCAAACCCAAGATGTTTGGAACATTTTTGATTTAGAAACTGCTTTAACTCCTTGTTTAATTGACATGAGATTTAAAGGTGTAAGAGTAGATATAGAAGAAGCTGAACGATTAAAGAAAATGATGGGACAAGAAGAAAAGAATCTTCTTAAACAAATTAAAACTGAGACAGGAATTGATGTACAGATTTGGGCCGCGGCCTCTATCGCTACGGTCTTTGATAAACTTAAAGAACCCTATGAAAGAACACTCAAGACCCAGGCTCCAAGCTTCACGAAAAATTTCTTAGCGAACCATACACACCCTACCGTTAAAAAGATTGCAGAAGCGCGCGAGATAAATAAAGCTCACACCACATTTATTGATACCATTATTAAACATGTCCATAGAGGTAGGATTCATGCTGACATTAACCAACTCCGTGGAGACAATGGAGGCACGATTACTGGACGATTCAGTTATTCCAATCCAAATCTCCAGCAGATACCAGCACGGAACAAGGACCTCGGACCAATCATCAGACGAATATTTATACCCGAGAAAAAACATCGATGGGGTTGTTTTGATTACTCTCAACAAGAGCCGCGCCTCGTAACACACTATGCCTTACTACAAAATTTATATGGCGTTGATAAAATGGCTGATGCCTACAAAGAAGATAATGTCGATTTCCATAAAATTGTTGCGGAGATGGCAGACATTCCTAGATCTCAAGCTAAAACAATTAACTTAGGTTTATTTTATGGTATGGGAAAAGCCAAACTACAGGCTTCTTTAGGAGTGAGTAAAGAGAAAGCGGAAGAACTTTTAGCCAAATATCATACAGAAGTTCCTTTCGTTAAACAACTCCTACAATCGGTAATGCGTAGAGCCCAAGAGAGAGGACAAATTAGAACTTTATTAGGGCGCCTTTGTCGTTTTCATTTATGGGAACCTAATAGTTTCGGGATCCATAAGGCCATGACCCATGAAGCAGCGCTCAGGGAACACGGACCAGGGATCAAGCGCGCCTACACCTACAAGGCTTTAAACAAATTAATTCAAGGAAGCGCCGCCGACATGACTAAAAAAGCCATGATTGAATTACATAAAGAAGGAATTATACCACATATTCAAGTACATGATGAGTTGGATATTTCCATAAAAGATGATAAACAGGCTAAACAAATAGTTAATATAATGGAATCCGCAGTTGAACTGGAGATACCTAATAAGGTAGACTATGAATCCGGTGATAACTGGGGTGAAATTAAATAGGAGGAACTATGGAACACATTAAACACGCATGGGCTAAAGCTAAAGCTCATCCGAAAATAGCAATTGCTATAGCTGTTGTTATTGTTGTAATAATCATCGCAGCTTAAGGAATTTATGTGGGATGGCATATTTAAATGCAAACATACCTGTGGTCTATGCACAGATCAGAAGAGAATATCTTTATGATCTCAAAGCACACCATGGAGAGGTGGAAGACTGTGTTGTCTTTGGCCTCGCATCGATTACAGGGCGTCCTATACTCTTTCATGCAATTATGGAAAATGGTGCTATCTTCTATCGCCTGCCAATTAGTGCATTCATTCAAAGAGGTTTTGACATCAAGAAGGTTCCTAGGACTCGACTTGACCAGCTGGAGCTTTGGAATTGTTTTAGTTATTATCCTGCTGTTACTAATTACGATATTCTAGACGGCCAATCCGGCAAATATATTGATAAAAACAAGAAATGGAATGTAGGATCCTATCTTTTCACAGTTGACTGGGCTCATCCAGAGAGTAATATAGTCGACACAGATCATTCTGAAATACCGCACGAACATAAGTGCGCACACATACTTGCTTTGGATGATGGCAATTATGCGGCACAGCCTAATAATAGAATAATATGGAGTATCCCATCTTTCACGGTGAAGGATGAAGTTCCTATTGACTGGAAAGTACAAACCAGTGAATGGAATGTGGAAGACACCAGCAAATGGAAAACAGAAGATAGTGATAACTACTTCTACAATATAGAGGAAACAAATGACTGAAGGACCGGAAATTCGATGTAAGAATTGCGATTGCGTTTGCCATTGTGATTTGTCCACACATTCTAACTGGGGAGGTAAACCAAGCCAGTTTAGTGGTACCTGTCCTTGTGGAAAATGTGAACATGAGGAAAAGAAATGACAATAGACGAAAAAAAAATCTGCAGTACGCATTCCAAAGAAAAAGAAAAATCTGGTACATGCTGTCAAGAAGAAGAAAAAAACAACGCCGAACAACAGACGTATGAGTATAAACCAAAAACAAGTGGTGAACTTGTGATTGATGATACGAATGATTGTGAGTGGTGTCAGTGAACGATAAACTTATCACCGCTTTACTCGCTATTGTATTAGCGCTCGGAGGATGGTCTCTACAAAGATCGTTCTCATTGTCTCAGGACATGGTCGTAATAAAAATGAAGATTGAGGTAATACAAAATGAGATATCGAACTTTAAAAATCTTAAGGGCAAGAAGTCGCGCAAGAAGAAAAAGAAATCAGACGATTAGATGGATGCGTTACTTTATAATTTCTCTCATTGTTATTCTGTTCGTTGGAGCTTTTGCGTCTCAAGCACAAGCTAAAAACGAATACCTCGGTGGCAACTGGCGTAATTGTGAAGCCGGCCACATCGAACCTTATCTTCAATACAGTACAAATGATTATGACTATTCCCTTCCCGATAGCGGTAGTGAATATGAACAGGAAGGCTGGGACCTAGGAGTTAGACTTCGTTTTAAGTTTGGTCATACCTGCAATAAAGAATTTAGAAAAAAACAATCTGATCGTTATGAATTAGAACAACAAATGGAACTTCTTAAAATCTGTAGAAAATACAGAAATGTAGAGATGGGACCAGAGCTTGAGTTAGTTGCAAGAAAATGTAGAGATATGAAATTCCTCAAAAAGGAAGAGAAAAGAAAACGAACGGATGATAATCTCTTTGATGCGATTATGGAACAAGAACACAAAAAACAAATGGAGCTGAAGACAAATGGATCTGAGTAAGAGTAAACTCGTTGTTGTAGTACCTATTGTGGTATCTATCCTGGCTGCAACCTTTGGATCAGTTAAATATATTATTAATTTAACAGAAACGATTGAGGCCAATAAGCAGCAAGTAGTAATGTTAAACAAAGATATTCAAATAATCTTTGATAAATATGCCCAGGACAAAGAAGAGTTTACAAGAGAGATGTTTAATGTTAATGCTCGTGTCACTGAAGTAAATGCCTACTTTAGAGCCTTAGAGGAAATACTTAGAAAAACAACAGATGCAGTTAGAGATCAAGAATGGAATATCAAGGATTTATCGAGAGAAGTACTGGGGGATTAATGCATAATTTCCCTTATGATATCCAAATGACTGGAATGTTCATATTTATTACGTTATACTTAGTCATGGAGATTATATTTTAATGGCTGATAAACTCATGACATTATTAGTTGGACTACTCATAGCCCTAGGAGGCTGGAGTCTTTCTCGGACATTTGAACTCTCTACGATTCAAGCAGTCCATGAAGATAAAGTCCAAGTATTAAGACAACAAGTTTTAAAACTAGAAGACCAAATGGATAAGATGATGGACTCTGATGAAGAGATCATGGACCAACATAAAAAATTATTTGAAAAATTAGAACAAGGGAATAATACTTCCGGAAGTTATAATTACTAATGTCTAAACCCTTAAGAATATCAGAAGAAGCAGCAGTTCAGATGCCGATGAAAACGGTAGCCTCTTTGATCTGTATGGTCGCAATCGGGACCTGGGCTTACTTCGGTATCATTGAAACCCAAAACAAACTTTCAACCGAGGTAGAATTAATGTCTAAAGACTTAACTGAGAACACAGAATTCCGTATAAAATGGCCCCGGGGCCAGCTGGGCAGTTTACCCGCAGATTCTGAGCAGTTCATGATGATCGAGGATCTTTACAAGACTACCGATAAATTAAACACGCATATTGAAAATATGGCGTTGAATAAAGTCAACATAGAATTTTTAAGAAAACAAATGGATAAAGTTTTAGAAGATATAGAAAAACTAAAAGATGCTAATAGAGAAATGCATTATAGAAATGGAAAAGGAGCACACTAATTGGAAACTGTCGTAGCATTATTAATGTTTATAAATTTTGAGATCAAGGAACACCGTATCCAGGAATCGATGGCAACCTGCCTTCGTGGGAAACGCGAGGCCGAGAGAACGTACTCTGATACAGTCAGCTATAAATGTATCAAGACTCAGGCCGAATTAGAATCGAACATCGATGGCTCAAAATCAATCAAAAAAATCATACTCAAGTAGAAACCCCATAGCTCGTATCTTACGACACTTTACTTCGAAGAGGTTTAAAGATAAAAAGAAGTATGACCGAAAAAAATATGTTTGGAAAAGGATTCGCATTCAAGACTGAAGTAACTAATGGGACTTGTCCTATTTGCACAGAAACAACAGTATTTGTTTCTCTTTATAAAAATATATATCGTTGTATTAGTTGTGGTTCTGATACTGAACAACAAGTTAATGGAGTTATAAGTTTTATGCCTCTTGCTTCTGCTTGTTCAGAGGACAAACCTTCTATGAAACTCTTCGATCAAGACGATGGCTAGAAAGCGCCCTTTATTTGGGTCTAGTCAATACAAGAAAAAGCCTAAGAGAAGGCGTCCTAAACGTCACGCTAAACGTCCCAATAAATATAGTAAACGTAAGAAATCCCGAGGCCAAGGCAAAAAAAGGGTTCTTTAATGTATAAAATTTTAATATTAGCTTATTTAATTGGAAGTGATCCTGTGGCAACCCAACAAAATTTTGAAATGCAGGGATGGTATAAAACCATGGATGAATGTCAGACTGAATTATTAAAGCAACATCCTGATGAAAGTTTTCAAGTCATGAGAGAGTTTGTTGTAGATAATAATTTTAAATGGGATTGGTTAGTTGCAGGTTGTACTAATGAAGAAACAGGTGAAAAATATATGGTTTTTCCTGATTATCCTAATGGTAAACCTGACGAACTAGAAGGATTAGAGTTCGAATTAAAGGATGTATTAATTTAATTTTTCCACTTGACAGAGTCTATATCCTACATTATATAGGGTATTAGAAAGCGGTAAATTATGAAATATAAATTTAAAATATTAGATGGTGATACTGGTGTTAATTCAGAAACAGAGAACATGTCTTATAAGAAGGCTTTAAAGCATATTCTTATTACAAAACCAAAGTTTAATGGGGCTTTATATTACACCAATAAAAAAGGAAACTATGTGATGCATAGTATCAGTAATGGCAAACGAAGATAATGAAAGAAAAAGGTAGGAAGTGGGACGGACGTTCTCGCGTCTCTACTGAACAATATAAACAGAATTGGAATGAAATCTTTAGTAATAATACTACTGTTAAGCACAAACGAAGTCGACATCAAAAAGATAAAGCTACAACACACAGGGAATTGCGACGGGATAGCTAATGCCTGGCGTGAAGTAAACACCACGTATCGTGATGGCCCGAATCAAGGAAACTTTACCTCTGATGGTAAGTTACTAATGGGTTGGATATGTGAATGAGTTGGCAGAGTAAATGAAAAGGCAGAGGGTCATACCTAAATGCTTCGCGCTAAAGAGTTCCTGACCTAAGCTAAGAAGGTCCGCTTTTAAACGGATCTGAGCGTTCGAGCCTTTGCTCCTATAGGAGTACGTGCACGGA